ATTGCAATCACAATCCACACAAACAGTCTGATTTTGCTTGGTATAGAAACAGGCTTTTTGCGCTGTTCCGCCAATTCCTTTTGGCGTGCCTCAACATCAGCCTCCGCTTTCTTTTTCATTGCCCATTGGTCAACCGTATATTCAACGCCCTGAAAAACAATTTTGCCATCGCGCTCCGTAATTTTTGACCTAGCCATCATTGTTCTCCTTTCTATGAACTAATGTTTTCGTGTATGGCAAACTTCGCCACAACAACCATCCAACAAACGATGCAAAAGCACCCTGCCCAAACCCGTAAAAAAATGCTGCTACAAATAAAATGTCGTTTATCTGAAGTATCGCAAAGCATAATGCAATCGTTGCCACAATACGCCAATATATACTACGCATGGGAATTTCATATTTTACCAGTTGCGCCATTTGCCTTCCTCCTGTTTTCTTAGTATTTCCACAAATGAATCTATCAGCATTTGCCGCAATGCTATTGCATCCACAGACAATTCATCTTTTGTGGCAACGTACTGTTCCCACAGAAAATTGACCTCGCACCAAATTTCTTGCAACTGTTTTTCAGTCATTGTTTTCATTTTCAATAGATATTGCTATGGCAAACAAAAAAAACACTATGGCAGAACAAACAATCAACACCACAGACCAAAAATAAATAGACCAAGACCATAAAAAATCTTTGTTAAAAACTACATCAGCAACTACAGCAGTTGGCTGCCCTAGAGCCATTCCTAACAGTAATGGTAGTATTGCTTTAGTCATCGCTCACCTCCTTATTGGCCAATTTCAGCGAAAATACATTGTTTCCTATTTTAATTTTTGCACCGTGCAAGTCAGGCCAGCCCACGCCTCACGTTGCCTATCAAGATTTTTATAAACCTGTATTTGCCTTTGCGTTGCTTCTTCTTGTGTTTTATAGGATTCTGTTCCACAAAAACGGCACTTTCCTTTCTTATCAGTCATCAGTCATTCTCCCCGTTTTCCAGTGATTCACTGGTTGGTGTTTCAAATTCTTCAGCAAAGGTTTCTTCTATCAACCGCAATGTTTTATCAAGCGTTTCAGACGATAGTTTTTGACCCTTTGCAAGAGCAGCCTTCAGACCTTCATTGCCTTTGGCTGCAACATCCTTTTTGACCTCACTAGGGAACACTTCCTCAACGGTGGTATCGCCATCCTTAATCGACAATGTAACCGCCCGCAAAGCCGTTAAATGCTCCAGCGTCAAATCTTCTAGCCCCTTAAGCTCAAACTTTTTAAGAATCATGTCGGCTGTAACGCCAAACTTTTGCATCGTTTCAATGCACAATGCCCTGCGGCTGGCAAGGGTTTTCGAATCACCCATTGTTACCTTCCTGGCCTCCTCAAACACGGGATGCCAATACGCTTGCGGCACAACCTTTAATGTGGCGTTTCGAATCGCCTTAGAGATTGCAGCGTTAATTGCCACCACAATCATATCGTCATTGTAAGTTTTGCCATATTTATCGGCAATCCGTTGTGTCACCACCACGCTGATAGCCGTGTTGGTTTCTAAGTCATGGCACATCCCCTGCACCTCGACAAACTTATTTGTTTGACTGATAACCCTGGCGGCCACTTTAGCATTGCCCCATGCGTTCAAGATAATCTCTGCGAAACGACTTGATGCGCCTTCAATAATCTTACCACCGCGCGGCAAGCCGTAAATGCAGGATGAGGCAACACCTTCGTTTAAGGTTGCCATTTGCAAGGCCGAATCCATAAAACGTTTAATGCTTCGTGGGTATCTTTTGGCCGTTGCAATTTGGCTGTCAATTTCTGAGCGCGCCACCAGCTCCATCGATGTTGCCTCAATAGTTGCTGGCGCTGCCACCACTTCTAATTGTGAATTGTTTGTCATTTGGTTTTCCTTTCGGTTACTTGATTAAAAATCTGCGGGTTTGTTCACCCTGGGTTGTCACTTGTTCGGCAATGTCGGGGAATTTCTCACGCAATAGCGCACTGTTGACGCGCTTTGCACCAACTTGCCCCTTCCATGTTGCCAAAACCTTTCCTTCAGCATCCACCAAAGCCTCGTTGTCTTTAATGAATCCCTGAACTTGCACAGCCAACAATTCCTCATGGCTGTTCAATTCTTTCTGCTGCGTGCGGATTGCCTTCAGTTGTTGCATGGCCGCCAGTGTAGCATCATCCGCCACAATAGTCGTTCCCATTTGGCTAAACTTGTAAAGATTGGCTGCATCCTCATAGGTCACTGGCGCTGGCGGCACGCGATTCTCAACATGCTGCCAAAATACCGCCTCACCGTCGATAATCTGTTGCTGCGCCTCTTTATCAGCTTCCACCGCATAAAGGATGGGGCGTGCCCCTCCAATGCTCACATAAACGTGCGCCAGGTCAATACCAGCAACCGCCATGCCATGTTGCACCTGCGCCAGGTACGCCATCGGTATTCCATCACTGCCAACAGTATCCCAATCACGCGACCAGCGGGCAGTCTTAAGTTCCAGCAGAATCCTAATGCCATCTTTCTCAACAATGCCGTCTGGGTTGTACCGCATAAACTGGTGCTTAGGGTGAACCATCGCCTCTTTCGGTTGCAACACTTCAATCTGCATCTCGTTTGCGTATTGCTGCAAAAGCACAGGCTCCATTGCGTTGCCCTGCATTTGCTCCCAAGTTGCAGCTTGCACCATATCCTCGGTAATCGTTTGAATTTTCTGTTCGTACAATTCCAGTGGCGTTGTCCAGTGCGATAAACCAAGGGCGGCGGCGGCATCACTGCCGCCCACACCTTTCTGCCTGTCAATATGCCATTGTAAGTTTTTCATGATTTATACCCTGCATTCCCAAAGCACAGCACAGTCGCGGTCAAAATCAAAGTCCTGATACTCCGCATAGAATCCTTTAACTGTTTCTAAAATGTCGTCACTTTCTGTGCTGAGCTTAACAAACGTAATGCACTCGTATGCCTCAACAATGCCTTCTTCTTCACAACGCATTTGCAAGTCTTTGTCTGCCATATCGCCAGCTTCTTCAATGGTTTTGGCATTAATTTCTATAATATCGTCTTCATCAACATATTCGTCGTCGTAATAAAAATTCCAGTATTCCATAACAGTTCTCCTTGGTAGGTGGTATCCTTGGTGGATATACTTTATATGACACGAAAAAATTGCGTGTGTCAATGGTTTTTTTGCTATTTGTCAATTTAATTTTTCCAAACAAAAGGCTTGTAATCCTTAAATACATGTCCCCAAAACCATTCTTCCCCATATTCTTTTTTAAGGGCAAGCAAAGGAATAACCTGGTCTAACGAAACGCTTGCCATGTATTCGCATTCTTTTGCCCTGTAAAGTTTTATATGTTTACTATGATTTACTATCCAATAATTTTCCAAAATATCGTCAACCGCAGCACAAAAATGTTTTATTATATCTGCGTCAGTCAAACATGGTGTTCCAATCAATCTTTCTAAATCCCAGCATTTTATGCGCTCGCGAAATTTAGCAATAATGAGGGGTTTCCATAGAACTTGTTCCCCCTTATAACTATCAGCAATTTCTTGCGCTTTTTTCCAAATTTCTGGTGCAGTTTCGGAAACCTGGCTAACTAATAAATAGCAAAAGGCACATTCCCATTCATGGGATTTAATTTCCCAGTTTTCCATTACAATTTTTTGCAGTTCTGAAAGTTGGTATGGCTTTTGAGGCGGGTGGCTGTAATCTACAACTTCTTTTGTTTCTGGCGCGGCATTTTCTATCGCTTTTTCTTTTTTCCAAAACATTGGTTTCTCCTAAAAATCTTGTGGTGGGTAGTAATCTTCATTCTCGGCTGGATAGTCCAAGATGCGCCAGCTTTCTTGCGCCCGCTTGACCTTGCTATCGGGAATGGCAGCGATGCCACCGATAAACACCATGCCCAGGATTAGGCCAGGCAACAGGCGCAATAAAAATTGCTTGATAAAATTAACCATTTTTAATCCATCCTTCGACAAAGCTGTAAATTTCAAGCATACTCCACACAAGCGAGTAGAAAAACAAAAGCACCAAGGGAACGCCAACAAAAATAACATGGCCTATAGAACAATCTTTCTCTCTTGGAAATTCATTGTTCCACTGTCCAATTGCTCCGCCCGTAGTGCGGCAAACTTCTGTTTTACACCCGCAACCTTTGTTTTGGCACGCTACCTGCCAAGCATCCACTTTTAATTTAACGCAATCAATTGTTTCAATCGCATCAATCAATTCCAAGCGACCTTCTCCGCCACAGCGCGGGCATGGTTTAAGCTGTTTCATTACATCATCCCCTCAACAAGCTTGAACAATCCATACAAGGACACAACACAACCTGGAACCGCTAGCAAACAATTCCAAAACACGCGCCACCTGGCCTTGCGTTTGGCCTCCTTTTTCTCGCGCTGTATGTTTTCCCACTTAAAGCTTGAGTAATTGTATTTAGTATGGCCATTTTTTAGGTCTTCATACTTAAGAAAGTTTGATTGCGGTTCACATGCTCTGCGGCGCGATGCGAGGTTTGATTGTTCAGTCATTGGTTTTCTCCTTATCCATCGGCCTGTGTTTTGCCAAAAGCAGTTGTTTTTTTATCCGTGGGAATTGCTCCAAAGTTTTTCTGGCAATATCAAAAGCCAGTTTTAGGGCTAGCTGTTCGCTATCATCCCATTCAATGTCAGTAAGCAACTCTTGCTGAAAATTAGCTGATAGATTTTTATCCAGCAAAATTAGGTAAGCCTCAACTTCATGTGGCTTAAGGTTAAATGTCATTATTTTTCTCCCTGGTTGGTTGACTGTTTGAGGATGGCACCGTTGTCAGCCCGTGTCAATAAAAAAATGTATAAAAAAACTATTGACGCGGCATATATAATGTGGCTAGATAATATGGTGTTTTATCTTAAAGGAGTTAAAAATGGTTACAGAACATGCAGACGGCAAATGTGTAAACATTCGCCTAACCTTAGAGCAAAAGGCGTTTTTGCAAAAATACGCCAAGCAAGAAGGCCGAACAATGACAACGCAAATCCAGTATATGATTAAAAAGGCAATG